GGGCGACCAGGTAAAAAGCGCCGTAATAAATCAGTCGGTACCCGCTGGTACCTCAATTCAGGGATTAAGTGAACTGATTGAAGAGGAAGTTAAAAAGTACGGTATCGATGTTGGTGAAATTGCAGCTTTAAGCGAACAAAAATACCCACGTGGCCGTGTTCTTTTTGGAAGTTTACATGGGTATATCGAGAAGATTGGCAAAGAGAATAACGTCACTTATGACTATTCAGACGGCGTTTTAAGTTCTACTGAGCTTGATAAGTGGACGCTTCAGCCGATGTTTGTATTAACTGCAAACACAGGCATGGTGGGAATGCCGCAGCTCACAAGCGAAGGTTTGGTGGTTAAATGTTTACTTAACCCTAAGTTAAAGCGTAAAGACCGTATTCAGATAGATCTAACTAATTTACAGTCCGAGAATTTCGATATTTCATACGGTGGCCAACAAGTAGATCAGCCACAAAAAACTCCAAAACTTGCGACCAATGCACAAGGTATTTTTGTTATCCAGGCATTAGAGCATAACGGAGATACACGTGGGGATGAGTGGTACACAAACATGGTTTGTACTGCACTTGGGGCCGTGGTACCGAAAAGCGGAATTACAATAAATGCTGTAGATGATAGTTGGACTCCAGAGCAAGAGGGCACCTAATGGCATTATCAAATAATGAACGTTCCCCCGATCTGCTTAACATTATTAAAGATGCAGTTACTGAGGAGATTTTAGCGATTTGGACGAACTTACCATGTGAAGTGGTTAGTTATGATCCCGATGCTGTGACGGTAGAAGTAAAGCCATCAATCCGTGTACCAGTGCGAACTCCTGAAGGTAGTATCAAGATGATTGAAATTCCGATACTACAAGATGTGCCAGTGATGTTTCCGTGCGCTGGCGGCTTCACTATCACTCATCCAATCGATGTTGGTGATGAATGTATAGTTAGCTTCTCTTCGCGCAATATCGACCTCTGGTGGCAATCTGGAGGTGTTCAAAATCCTTTTGATACTAGACACCATGATTTATCCGATGGCTTTGCTTTCTTTAAACCTCAATCACAAGCCAAAAAGATTAAAAATATTTCTGCAGAAAATCTGGAAATTAGATCCGATGACAATACTACAAAGATCCAAATTACACGAAGTGGAATTATTAACTTTTTTGGTCAGAAAGCGGTTTTCGATTGTGATGTAGAAATTAAAAAAACACTAAAAGTAACTGGTCTGATTGAGTCACTTGAAGACGTTCTTGCGAAGACTGTGAGCTTAATTAAACACATTACAACCGGTGTTAAATCTGGTTCTGATACTTCAGGTCCACCACAACAATAGAAATTAATTTGAGGGGCGCGAAAGCGTCTTTTTTTATGCGCTATAGAAAACTTTCAAGTGACGGCGACTATGTGTTCGGATCCAACAAGAATGATTTTCTTGTTAATTCTCCGGAAGCAGTAGCACAAGCAATCCTCACGCGCTTAAATCTATGGCTTGGCGAGTGGTTTGCTGATACATCGGAAGGTACCGGCTGGAATCAATCTATTGTCGGGAAACATTCAAAAAATCTTTATGAGCTCACACTTCATCAACGTGTACTTGAAACGCCAGGCGTAAAAAGCATCGTAGATTTTCAAAGCGCATTAGATCCAGACACGCGCCGTTTAACAGTCTCAATGACAGTTAATACCATATTTGGCGAAGCATCTCTTAACGGAGACTTAACAACATGACTTTAACAACAATAGCGCCAGTTATTACTGATGCTGGCCCCATTGCACCGACTTATTATGAAATAGTTGACTACGTTAAAACTAAGTACAAAGAAATATATGGTGAAGATGCCTACTTAGAAAATGATAGCCAAGACGGTCAAATGATTGGGGTTTATTCACGTGGCATAGCTGATGTAAATGCCGTAATTGTTGATCTCTATTCTACCTTTTCACCTAAGACAGCCGTTAAAGATGCTTTGTCTCGGAATGTAGCCATCAATGGTATTTCTCGACAGTTACCAACATTTTCAACGGTAGATTTAGAAATTACAGGTACCCCAGGCACAGAAATAAAAAATGGTTATGCACTTGATCGAAATGGCAATCAATGGATGTTTCCTGATCTGGTAACAATTCCAGCGTCCGGAAAGTTTATTGTTACTGCTAAGGCTAAGAAACCAGGTGCAATTTTAGCGCTGAGCAACACCATTACAACCATTGGGAAACCAACTCGAGGCTGGAAGGGGGTAAATAACCTTGCATCTTCTACTTTAGGGATGCCAGTTGAATCTGACGCAAAGTTAAGACAGCGCCAGGCACTTTCTGTAGCCATTCCTTCACAATCTAAAACTGACAGCATTAAAGGTGGAATTTTTAGTTTAGAAGGAGTTTCACGTTGTAAAACTTATGAAAATGATAGTGACAAAGTCAACGATTTAGGTATGCCACCCCATAGCTTATGTGTGGTTGTATCTGGTGGTGATGCCAATCAAATTGCAGGACTTATGCGCGCTAAAAAGAGTCTAGGCTGTGGATGGTTTGGCAATGTAAATGTACCCGTTACCAATGCATTTGGTGATGAGGTGTCTGTGGCCTTATATAGGCCAAATATCAGAAATATTGGTTTTAAGCTTAATATTATCAGCTCTTCACAATACACAAATGAGATTGAAAACAATATTAAGAAAAACCTAGCTGATTATGTGAACCAACTCGATATTGGCGATCGAATCATGATTAACAAGCTTTATATACCTGCAGGCTTATTTGGAAATTTAGATTCAGAAACTTATCAAATTGACTCTATAGAGATCTTAGTTGATGGCGTTGTAATCGACGGTAATTTCAGCCTTGCATTTAACGAAGTTGCTTATTGTGATTCAGACAATATCGAGATAAATGCCTCAGGAGGGTTCTAAGTGGACACAAGCAAATATGTGGCCCTCTTAACTAGTCAGCATCGAGATAAACCAAAATTTAGAAAGACAGTTGAAACGTTAATTAGTCCTTTAATTGATTGTCTTGAATGTATGAATGGCCTTAACGAGAAGTTTGATCTTGAAACAGCTAAGGGGGACCAATTGCAGATTATCGCAGATTGGGTAGGTGCTCCAAACTCAATACCTAATTCGGTACCAGTCGCTTATTTTGGCTTTCAGGGTCAATCAGGATCTTTAACCTGGCGTGAAGTTGATGATCCAAGTATTAAATCAGGTTATTGGCGTGAATCTGGTATGAGCGGGTATACAGCATTAGAAATGTCACCGCAGCTTTTCAAAAAAGTTATTAAAGCCAAAATTTTGCTTAATAAAAGCGATTGTTCTGAGCAATCAGCAAAAGAAATTATTTCTCTCGTAATTGATAAACCATTCAAGTTCAAAGACAACTTAAACATGACAATAACTTTCAGCTTCTTAGAGAGTTATGAAGTGTTTGAGCGAGAGCTAGTTAAATTAATGTTCCCTTTACCTTCTGGTGTAAGGTTGATTTTCGAGGGCGAAGATGACAATTTATAAACTAACAGAGTTCGCAAAGCTTGCTGATGAACAGAGTAGTAATATACAAGGGCTAGAACTTGATAAGGGTTTCCCAAGATTATTACAACCAGCTCGTCAGTGGTTTAACTGGTTACTGAATTCATCAACAAAAAAGATCAATGAACTGATCGATGCAGTCAATGCAATCAATGACAAGTCAGATGCAGAAATTGGAAGCGTTGTAATTTACCCTTTTAGCAACGTGCCAAATAACCGACTTGTGTGTGATGGTCAACTTTACAACATTTCGGATTATCCCAAATTATTTGCAAAACTAGGCAATGCATATGGCGGTAACGGTACTTCTACTTTTGCTGTTCCCGATTATCGTGGTGTTGTATTGCGTGGTCTGGACTCTGGGCGTGGATTAGATATTGGACGGACATTGGGGGCTTATCAAGCTGACACATTAAAAAGCCATGATCATGATCGAAATACTGATGGTCGTGTGGAGTCAGTTGTATTATCTGATGGTGGTACAAGGGCAGGTGACATTCAAGGTTCTGCCGTTCGAATGAAGCAATACAGTAAGACTGGAAGTACCGGTTCGGACGAAACACGCATGAAAAACACTTCGGTGATTTTTGCAATAAAAGCCCGATAAAGATATGAAAACACAAGCCGCCGAAAGGCGGTTTTTTGTTGCGTGGAGAAACTGTTATGGCAACAAATTGGAATGCAGTTTTAGCAAATATCAATAATTCGAATGACATATTGGCTATCTTAAAAAAGATACTGCCACTTTTGGATGGTAAAGTTGATTCAACAACTATTGATGAAGTTATTGCTCAACTTAATAAAATTGCAGAAGACGGACAAATAACGATTGAAGAAGCATTAGAAACAATTAACTTTCTTGAACAAAAGATTGATGAAAAAACTAGTGCTTTTAACGATGCTATTGAAGCTGCAGCAGCAGCTGGAGCTGGGGCTAATGGTTGGGATGAAAACCTTGTTGCAGTTGGTACCTCAACGAATAAAGTAACCCAAAAAGTGTTCAACGATAATACTACCCAGTATGTTCCTTATTTTTCTTCGCTTAAAACATTACCAGCGCGGAAAAACAATCAAGTCGTTATTGTTCGTGCTTATGATGAAAACTTTAAGATGCAGGGTGGTGGACGTGTAATTTTTATAGAAAATGATACGGAACAGCCAAATGACGTCTTTATTTTTGAAGGTACTGGCGGTAATTGGCACCGCATTGACTGGAAAGAACCTTCAATTTTTGATGCGGGCTTAGATGGTACCAATGATGCAAAAATTAAATTCCCGATTCTATATGAAGAAGTTTCTAGATTAGGCTTGTCTCTTAATTTAAAGAAAAAGACGATCAAGTTAGACAAACTTGATTTGGTCGACAACACTCATCTATTTAACGGGTCTTTAGACTTTACATCTAGTGCTGAAAATATTCGTTATGGTCGCTCTGCGATTATGTCAAAAAAGACAGATAGAAATTTAAGTGTCGATTTTGAAAGTAATCAAATTTATCAAGGAATTGAGTATTTAGATGATGTCCGTTTTGTAAACATTAAAATTCTTTCAGTTGGTACTGTTGGTCATCTTTACAAGTTTAAAAACTTAAAACTAATTAATTTTGAGGGAGAGTGGACAACTGATTCAATGTTTAAATTTATTGGAGGCTGGCATGGCACACCACTAATAAATGATACACCTACTTCATATAACATCATTGATCCAATTAACGGTTGGTGTTCGGACATCGAACTGACAAATTGCCGTTGGAAAGGTGACTATATTAAAGACAAGCTCTCATCTCCGATTCACTTTGTTGCATGTAAGGACGTGACAATTACTGGTGGAAATATTGATGCAAATTTAGGATATCGTATTGATATATACAATAAGTCTTTCAAAGTGAAAGATGTAGATTATAAAAATACGAATACTCAATTAGTGGAAGACACGATTGCCGGTACGGCTCCACCAGATGCAGTTGCTATGTATATTGGTCAAAACTGCTATGACATTACAATTGATGGTGGCAATTATACGGATTTTGCCAATAAGTGTATTTACGTAGAAGCAGCTTCGCAAATTACGATTCGAAATATCGTCGGGAAATGCAACCATCCAAACTCTGTAGCTAAGTTTATTGATCTACAACCAAACTATCGAAATGCAGAAAACACTTACTGGGGCAATGTGGCCGATGTCAGTATTTTGAATAATAGGTGTAATGGGGTGTTATTCGGGATTATGTCCAGTCCCTATAATGCTGTACGTTCACTTAAAAATATAGACATTAAAAACAATACGATTGAGACAAGAGCAACTCTGCAATCAATTGTTGTCATTGGAATGGATGGTTATACAGTCTCAGATAATACTTGTGATGGGTCTTTGTTTTTGGGTTCAAACAATACACGTGGCACTGTAAGAAATAATTCATTCTTCAATGAAGCAAACTATGCCTTGTTTGTTAATGATGTCGGCTATGGGGTTTACCCTGATTTTGATAACAATGCCTTTCAAGTAGCTGGAGGGAGTGTTATTTACAACAATAGTACTTCTGGTTATGGAAAGCTTAGAGGTGGACGCCTTGTTTCTTATGACCGTTCATCACTTATGCAAAAGGGTCTAAACCCGGGCAATATTAATGCTGAAGATTTCGATTTCGGTGGGGAGAAACAGTTTTCCTATACCCAAAATTTGAACTTAGCTTCTGGTGCAAAGACTTTGTTTTACATACTTAACCCTTTGTTCAAAGAAGGTTGGTCTTCGAGTATTAATCTGCAAAATATGGATGACTTATTTAATTCCGGTATTTCCATTGCTTTCACAAGTACAGTCAAAAATGGTTCTATTGCTGTCTTTGTCGAAAATAAGGGAGTAGCAGTTAACCAAGATTTTGGCTTAATTGTGAGCATCAAGCCTGTATTAAGTAATACTTTCTTAAATTAAATCCACTATAGCACCCTAATCGGGTGCTTTTTTATTGCCTAAACGAAAGGGGGAAGGCATGACTGAAAATGAATCATACGGGTTGAGATTTGAAAAGAAAATCGACTCCATTCAGAGTGATATTCGCATGTTGTCAGATCATGTTACTCGACTGACTTTTATTAATGAAGCACACAAAGAGACTAGCGAACAGAACAAAAAGGACATCGATACATTAGATATCAAAGTAGCGAATTTGGAAAATCGTACAGTTTCGCAAGATGGCGGTCTTTCTGTATTGCGTGTACTGCTTGGCATCTTTGCAGGAATCGTATTTTCGCTCTGCGCTTGGGTTGGATCTTCAATTATTCAATTAAGCCAAGATCAATCTTTAATTAAAGAGAAAGTATCACGGTTAGAGGAAGCAGGACGATGAATAGTGAAAACACAAGAGCTTATCTAGCTTTCGCATTAGTGGGACTGATGTTTGTTTTAGTGATAGCTTTATTTTTTGTGGATATGCCACGTGAAAATAGCAATCTGATTAATACGGCATTGGGTTTTATTGCTGGGGCTATGACAACAGCATGTGGGTTTTATTTTGGTAGCTCTGAGTTAGAGAAAAAGAAAGGTGAATCCAATGACAACTAAACCATTCTTCGATGCTGCCCGAGTAATTGCAGGCGGCAAGCTTACACAGGCGCAAGTAGACGATCTAAATAAAGTGGTCGAAAAAATTGCACCAGGTGGAAAAACTACAAGTGATGATGGTATAGATTTAATAACTAGTTTTGAAGGCACGCGATTCAATGCTTACGATGATGGTGTAGGGGTTTGGACCATTGGTACTGGCACAACAGTTTATCCTAATGGCGTGAAGGTTAAGAAGGGCGATGCTTGTACAGCAGAACAAGCTAAAGCCTACTTTAAACACGACTTAGCTAAATTTGAAAAGACTGTAAATGAATCTGTGACAGTGCCTTTAACTCAAAATCAGTTTGATGCTTTGGTATCGCTGACTTACAACATTGGCTCAGGTGCTTTTAATAATTCAACCTTATTAAAAAAACTGAATAAAGGTGATTATCAAGGCGCTGCTGATCAATTCCTTGTCTGGAATAAGGCAGGCGGTAAAGTCATGAAAGGTTTAGTTCGTCGCCGAGAAGCAGAGCGAGCACTCTTTTTAAAGAAGTAACTTATATGTGTAAGCGTACCAAAGTTGCATCAATCATCACATTGCTGTGCTTAATCTTCTCAGGTTGCACAGCTCACACAATTAATAGTAATGTGAATGTCTCGATTTGTGTAAGGGCTTTGTGATGTCGCAAGTCATGATCATGGTTTCGGAAGCGGGCAGGATGGAAAATACTTGCAATCTACCCGCTGATTTAGATAAGAACGGGAATGTTCTTAAAATCTATGACTACTCATTAAAAGAGTTGACCATTAATTTAGATGGCACTGTGACTTACAATGGCAAAAGATGGACCTTTGATAAGAAGCAAAGTTTTTAGTCTTTCCAGCTATCCACAATATCAGCCCAGTCTTGCATCATTTTTCGTCTAGCCTCTAAGTGCTGCGAATGGTCGTACGATGCTTTTGTCTTGTTAGATTCAGCATGAGCAAGCTGTTTTTCTACCCAAGCTTCCTCATAGCCCTTTTCATATAGTAGGGTAGAAGCTGTAGCTCTAAAATCATGAGTGGTAACGCCTTTTAAGCCAATATATTCAAGCATACTGTTAAGCGTTTCTTTAGCTAACATGCCATCATTTTTCTTACTGAAAATAGCAGGGAAAACTAATTCGCTATCACCAGAGATTGTATATTGACGCTTAAGTACTTCATATACTTGGTCAGATATAGGGAGAATATGGATTCTGGATTTTTTCATTGCCTCTTCTGGAAATCTAATAAGTCGTGTATCAAACTCGACCCATTTCCATTGCATTTTTCTAATTTCAATTGCCCGAAGCATTGTATATAAGAGAATGAAGCCAGCATTCTTAACAGTCTCTGTTCCATTGTATTTAGGCAATTGAGTTCTTGCCTTTTTTCTTTCTTCTTTAGTTAAGGCTCTTGCATGTTTTACACGAGGTCGCTTGATAACATCGCGTACAGCATAAGTAGGGTCGTTCTCAAGCCTTAAAGTAGCAATTGCATAACGAGTTACAGCACCAATGAATCTTCGATTTTGTAAAGCAGCAGATTCACCCGTCATTTTTCCATTGGTTTCTTTAGTAACACGATTAATCGTATTATTTAAAATCTTCAATACGTCAGCCGCAGTCACATCTTTAATATTTTTTTTGCCAATAACTGGGCATATATCTTTTTCTAAAGCAGTATCGAACTTCTCTTGATAAATTTCAGACTTCAACGTCATACGTTTTTCTTTAAATTCGGCTGCAATAGCGTTGAATGTATTTTTTCCTTCTTCTAATGCCTTGGCCTTATTATTTTGTCTATCTTCTACTGGGTGAATACCTTTGGCTAATTTTACTCGCATTTCATCCTTTAAGATTCTAGCGTCTGCCAAAGTAATAGCCGGGTATTCGCCAAGACTCATAGAAGATTCTTTACCATTAAAAACAAACTTAAACCGCCAAACTTTAGCACCTGAAGGTCGGACTTCTATGTAAAGTCTATCTGCATCTAATATTCTGTAGACTTTTTCTTTAGGTTTCAGTGCTTTAATTTTAAGATCAGAAAGTTTTGCAGAGGCCATGAGGTAAGAGTAATTAGTTCGTTACCCGCATTATTACCCGTTTTTTTGGAGGATGTAAACAAACTATAAGGAACTAATAAGAACAGCAACTTTTATAATTCAATAACTTAGCTTTAAAAAAGGAACTATAGAGAATTAAAATAAACATCGACACTTATTATTCTTTACTACTGTTGCTTTCGCCATAATTCAAACTTCCACAATTGCCCCTATTGTGCCGTAAACTGATGCCAAGGTGAAGTTTTTTCCCACATATCAATATTTCGCCTCATGTATAACTTTTGCTAAAATAGGTGCACAATACAATTAGAGTACTAGCGGATGTCTAAAACGCGTGTAATTTATCCTGGAACATTTGACCCTATCACAAATGGGCACGTTGATTTAGTTACTAGAGCATCAAGAATGTTTGATGAGGTCGTAGTAGCGATTGCAATTGGACATCATAAAAATCCTTTGTTCAGTCTAGAAGAGAGAGTTGCACTGGCACAGTCATCATTAGGCCATCTATCAAATGTTGAATTTGTAGGTTTTGATGGTTTATTGGTTAATTTTTTCAAAGAACAAAAGGCTACAGCAGTACTTCGCGGTTTAAGAGCAGTATCTGATTTTGAATATGAGTTTCAATTGGCTAATATGAATCGCCAGTTGGACCCACATTTTGAAGCCGTGTTTTTAACACCTTCCGAACAGTATTCTTTTATTTCTTCGACGTTGATTCGAGAAATTGCACGCTTAAAAGGTGATGTAACCAAGTTTGTTCCGCAAGCTGTGGTTGAAGCTTTTGAGCGTAAACATCAACAAGGTTGGTAAAGTGTCGTTATATATCACCGATGAGTGCATAAACTGTGATGTTTGTGAACCAGTTTGCCCAAATGAAGCTATTTTTATGGGTGAAGTGATTTATGAAATTAATCCAGATTTATGTACAGAGTGTGTTGGTCACCATGACCAGCCACAATGTCAATTATTTTGTCCAGTCGACTGTATTCCTAAAGATCCGCAGCATGAGGAAACGGAAGAACAGCTATTAGACAAATATAAAAGATTAATTGCTCAAAAAAGCACAAGCAATTAGTGAATAAATTTGTTAATATGCGCCCTCGAAGTGAGCCGGATGGTCGCTGCTGTGGAGGTCTCCGTGACTGAAGCAGGAGAGGAAAGTCCGGGCTTCATAGGGCAGGGTGCCAGGTAACGCCTGGGCGGTGAAAGCCGACGGAAAGTGCAGCAGAGAGTAGACCGCCTCATTCGTGAGGTAAGGGTGAAAGGGTGCGGTAAGAGCGCACCGCGTGTCTGGTAACAGTTCACGGCATGGCAAACCCCACCAGAAGCAAGACCAAATAGGAATCCTAGGTGCGGCCCGTACTGGATTCGGGTAGGTCGCTTGAGCGTATGAGTGATTGTACGCCTAGAGGAATGACCATCCTCGACAGAACCCGGCTTATAGGCTCACTTCACCTCATTTTATTTAAA